CTGCTAAGGATGCTTTTACTACAGCAGAAAATGAGCGCATTAAGCGCAAGCAAGAAATTGATGATGCTGCAAGAAAAGAACCAGGAATTAAGGCTGCTGCTAAAGCAAAAGAATCTGCTAAGACTGACATTCCACAATTGCAATATCAGGTACAGGCTGCTATAAACGAAGGCGATGCTGATAAGATTAAGTCTGCTGAAGCAGCGCTTAAGGCAGCGCAGGATACAATTAAAGGCGTTAAGCCAAAAGTACAGGGTGAAGGAACTGTTCTTCAAGAAAGCGGTCCAGAAGAAGTAGCCAACAATAAGTTTAAAGACTACACAATTAATAGTGATGGTACAGTTGTTGGAGGCGGAACTCGCTCTTATTTTGTTAGCGTAAAAAACGCAGACGGTTCATCTACATTAGAAGAGTACAAAAGCGTTGCTACTGCTCGTGATGCATTCCTTAAGAACTATTCAGCACCAGGCGCTTTAGATAAATTAAAGCAACAGTTGCGTTCTAGAAATTACATCTCAGCATCAGAGTTAAAAAACAATGACTGGGTTGGCGGTCTTGACGACATGCTCGGTGATTACACCCGAGATGCCGTTAGTGTTGTCAAGTATGGTGGCGCTAAAGAAGCACCACTAATTGATTCATGGTTTGCTAAAGCAAGCAGTGGTTCAGGTACAGGTGAGGAAAGCAAGGCTGGTACTTGGAAAGATACAGACCTTGACTTAACTACTGTTGGTGATGCATACAGAGAAATCAATGATTACATGATTGATGCTCTAGGTAGACCAGCAACTCAAGAAGAAAAAGCGGCTTACTACGCAGACATTAACAAGCGTGAAAAAGCATCAGCAGTTAAGACTGTTAGTACTCGCGATGCAACTGGAAGGATTACCGAGGCTACACGTACTGGTGACTTTGTTACAGCAGAAGAGCGCCTTAATGCTAGAAACGCTATTGTTGTTAAAGCATTAGAAGGTACAGATGCAGGTGAACTACTTAAGTCTGCTAAGGGCAGCCAAGTTGCTATTCAAATTGGTCAGTTGCAAAAGGCTGCTGCTAGTTATGGACAGCCAATATCTGCTGGTGAAGCATTAAAGTATGTTATTGAAGGCGGCACAGAAAAAGATGCTATTGCTAAGCAAACAGAACGCATGCGTCTAAACGCTATGACTATGTATGGAAATCTTAAAGACCACATCAGAGATGGTGGAAGTGTTAAAGATATTGCAGACCAGTATGCCTTGATTAAGGCTAAGAAACTGGGTATACCTGTAACAGATGCGTTTAACGATAAGGATGTTAAGGCAGCATTAACTAAAGACGGTGGTCTTATGAGCACCGCAGAGTTCGCAAGACAGATGCAAGCAAACCCACTATGGCGTCAGACAGATGAAGCACGTGAAACTGCTTCTGACTTTGCTAACACCATACTTAAGTCGTTTGGATTCATGGGCTAATGGCACAGACAGCAGCGCAGAAGGCGGCAGCAACAGCCTTAAAACAAGCACAAGCACTACTTGCTAAGCAAAAGAAATCTTTGGCTAACCTAGAATCTGACCTAGAGATACTAGACCCAACATCTACACGTGTTAACACAAATACACTAGAAGGTATTAATGCTGCTTCACAGTCTGGACTTAACAGTGAAGATAGATACTTTAGAAATAAAGTAGGTACTACTGGTAAGACACAAGGACAATTAGATGCAGCAGCAGGTGCTGCCGATGTAGCCAAATCAATTGGTGGAACAATAGACCCTAAGACTGGTTATGTTGTTAAGCCTGGGATGGCTTCAGGAGTAGATGCAGATGGTGATGGAATACCTGATAAGGGTAAGCCAAAAGAAATTAGTGATAGCACTCGTGATGCATTCGCAATGCTTGAAGATTTGTTTAGGTCGTATGGTCTTGAAGGATTGTCAGGTGAGATTTCTGGGTACATGACATCAGGATTTACTGCATCAGAAGCCCTTATTAAGTTAAAGACTAATCCTACTGGCGCTTATGCTAAGCGCTTTGCAGGCAACTTTACTCGTGTAAAGAATGGTCTTAATGCTATATCAGAAGCAGAGTACATTAGTAATGAGAACTCATACGCTGAGACATTAAAGGCATATGGTCTAGGAAACATGGTTAGCCTTAATCGTGAAGACAACTATAAAAAGTTTGCTGAATACATTGCGGGAGATGTATCTCCTGTTGAGTTTAAGGACAGAATAGATACGGTTGTTACTCGTGTAAATAATGCAGACCCAGCAATCAAGGAAACGCTTAGGGCTTTCTATCCTGAAATTTCAGATAGCGATTTAGTTGGTTACTTCCTGAATCCAAAAGATAACATATTAAAATTAAAGGAAAAGGTAACAGCATCTGAGATTGGTGCTGCAGCAGTAGGTGCAGGTTCTGGGCTTACTACAAATGTAGGCACAGCAACTGACCTTGCTCGATATGGCGTAGACCAAGCAACAGCCCGTCAAGGCTATTCAGTAATTGCTGATGTGCTACCAACTGCTACAAAACTTGGTGATATTTATAATGAGACTGGCGTTAGATACGGACAGGCTGAAGGTGAAGCCGAAGTATTTAAGGGCAACCAAGATGCAGCAACTAAGCGTAAGCGATTAGCCTCACTTGAACGTGCCGCTTTTGCTGGCTCATCAGGGTTAAGCAAGGGTGCTTTGTCTAGCGGTAACACTAAGTCATCTGCAACAGCGGGACTTATCTAACAACAAAAGAATCCTGAACGGACCCATCGGCCCCGTCAGCGTATTAGACCGATAGCAAGAGCCAGCCTAGTTCCCCGACTAGCCACTGAGGCTTGCGACTACAACGAATAGAAGGGTGGTTGCTATGAGCAACAACTACTGGGATGACGAAGACGATGAACTAGATACAGAAACGGATGCACCTATGGATGGAAGCGACCTCTTAAAGAAGTTGCGTAAAGCCAAGCGTGCAGATGAAAAGCGTATCAAAGACCTTACAGAGCAACTCGAAACTTTGTCTAAGGGACAGCGAGAGCGAGTCGTCAAAGAAGCCCTAGAAAAGAAAGGTGTCAATCCTAAAGCAATTCGCTTAGTCCTAAAGGACTTGGATGATGTTAACGAAGAGTCAGTGAATAACTGGCTCGATGATAACGCAGACTTGTTTGGACTAGAAGCGCGACAGGAAGCACCCGAAGTAAGCAGCCAAAATCGTGCGGCATTACGCCAGCAAGATATGGTTACTCAGGGTGCAATAACACCTGACCGAGCCGAAGATATGGAAGCAAGAATTGCTAATGCAGATTCTGCCGAAGATATCATAAACATGATTTACGGTTCACAAAACTAATCATAGTTTCTAACTACTTAAAAAGGAAATAACCTAAATGGCATATGTATCAACAGCCTCCGATAACCTCGGAGGAACCGCTGGTGGTGCTGGTTTAGTACAGAAGGCTTATGACCGACTTCTTGAATTTGCTCTACGTTCAGAGCCACTAATTCGTTCAGTCGCAGACAAGCGTCCTGCTAAGCAAGCAATCCCAGGTTCAACAGTAGTTCTACAGCGTTATGTAGACCTAGCAGCAACAACAACTGCACTCACAGAAACAACTGACCCAGATGCAGTAGCAATGTCAACACCAACATCAGTTACAATTACTCTTAACGAGTACGGTAACTCAGTGTTGGTAACACGTGCGTTGGAACTCTTCTCTCTAGCAGATGTAGACCCAGCAATCGCTAACATCATTGCATTCAACCTAGCAGATTCAATTGACGCAGTTGCAATGACAACATTGCGCGGCGGTACAAACGTACTCTACTCAGGTTCAACAGCAACATCAACAGCAACAGTAACTGCTGCTGCAACACTATCTTCTGCAAACATCCGCAAGGCTGTTGCGAAGTTGCGTGCAGGTAAGGCAGTAGCCCGTAAGGGTTCACTATACTGGGCTGGACTTCACCCAGAAGTTTCACACGACCTACGCGCCGAGACAGGCTCAGCAGGTTGGTTGCTACCAAACCAGTACGGTTCATCACAGGACCGCATCTGGGCTGGAGAGATTGGTACATACGAAGGTGCATACTTCGTAGAGTCACCACGTCTTTACAACGCAACAGACGGTGCATCATCTGCACGTGTCTACCGCACAATCATCGCAGGACAGCAAGCAATGGCAGAAGCCGTTGCCGAAGAGCCACACGTAGTAATCGGACCAGTAGTTGACCGCTTGATGCGTCACCGCCCAATGGGTTGGTACGGCGTACTAGGCTTTGCTCGCTACCGCGAAGAAGCACTATACCGAATCGAATCAGGTTCATCAATCGCATAGTTGATTGACGGTTGAGCAGGGGGAGCAATCTCCCTGCTTAGCAGTAAATCCATTAGAAGGAGAATCATGGCTAACTGGACGTTTACAACTCCATATGTATTAGAAGGTCCATCTGGTAGACACAGATTGTTTTACTTCGCCAAACTGCGCAAAGGAATTACCATTGTTAAAAGTGGTGGTGTTTATCAACAGATACGTTATCCAGTAGATGAAGACTTGTTTGAGTATGAAGAGTATTACCGTGGTGGATACAAGCATACTGTTAATGATGCAACTAAGGCAGCACTTATTGCTGGTGGAGTTGGCATCACAGAAGATAACTTTACAGCACAGTAGGAGATGAAATGGGACTACATCAAATACAGACACACGCTGAATATGTTGAGGGTTGTTTTGGATGCAAGGCATCCACACTAGAACTTGGTACGGGAGATGCAACAAGAGACATTTCTGATAAGAAGTGGACTTCGGAATTGCAAGCGTATCGAGATGCTAAGGCACAAGGGATTCAACCAGGCGGTACATCACGCGCCCATGTTGAAGCAGCATACGCTGCATCAGTAACTTTAGGTACAGCCTACAACTCAGAGACTATGCCTAAAGCGCATCAAATAAATAAAAAAACCGCCGAAGTTATGAAAGAGATAGGACAAGTATAATGCCAATGGTCGGAAAAAAGAAGTTCCCATATACAGCAAAAGGCAAGGCAGATGCTAAGGCAGAAGCAATGATGGCAGGCAAGCCAATGAAGAAGAAGGTTGCCAAGAAGACAGCAAAGAAGATGGTAAAGAAGTAATGGCTACCGCAAAGAAGGCTGTTGCAAAAGGTTCAGTAGCAAAGACGTTTGATATTAATAAGTTAATACCTCAGATGACTAAGCAAGATGCACAAAGCCTTGCAATGTTAAAGAAAAAGTACGGCGCAAAAGTTTATAAAAGTTACGACAAGTAAGAAGGATAACGATGACAGACCCTAGACTAAAGCGAGCAGGAGTGTCGGGCTTTAACAAGCCCAAGCGCACACCAAACCACCCTAAGAAGAGCCACGTTGTTGTGGCTAAAGAAGGTAGTACGGTCAAGACTATTCGCTTTGGTCAGCAGGGTGTCACTGGCGATAGAAAGCCAACAGCACGACAGGCTTCATTTAAAGCACGTCACGCTAAGAACATTGCTAAGGGCAAAATGTCCGCAGCATATTGGGCAGATAAAGTTAAGTGGTAAGAAAGTAGGGGACAATGGAACAAGAGACAATATCAATTGCATGGTGTGACAATGGCATGGTTGATGGCAAGTTTATGCAAGGCGTTACAGACGTTATGCTTAAATCTGGAATCAACTTTACTTCAACGCTAAGAAGTCAAGGCAATCAAATTGCGCGTCAGCGCGAGACAGTCATTACTTACTGGTATGACAAGACTGATACAGAGTGGCTACTCTGGGTAGACTCAGATGTAGTTATCAGTCCAGATAAGTTTAAACTATTATGGGATAACAAGGACGCTAAAGAGCGTCCAATGGTAACTGGTGTGTACTTTACAACCGATACACCAGAGGAACCTTTAATGATTCCAATGCCAACAGTGTTTGACTTTGTTGATGATAACGATGGTGGGTTTGGACTCAAGCGAGTACACCCACTACCTGAGAACAAGTTGATTCAGATTGGCGCAGCAGGCATGGGATTTATTCTTATGCATCGTAGCGTTGTAGAACGCATTCGTGCAGTTCTTCCTGATGCTCAACTCTTTATGGAGATGGGTCGAGGAACAAAGTTTATCGGAGAAGATATCTACTTCTTTGCTTTGTGCGAGAAGGCTGAGGTCCCATTGTTCTGTCACACAGGAGCAACTGCACCTCACATGAAACGCTTCTCGTTTGATGAGCATTACTATAAAGCATTTTTTGGTGGAGTCAAAGAAGAAAAGAAATCTAATTTGATTGTACCTAAGCAAGGATTAATCACACCTAAGAAGGGCTAAAAATGGCACTAGGCAAAGCAGGAAGCAGTTTAACAGCAGAGTTGAATAGACTGGCTGGAACTACTGGTCTTGACGAACAAGGAGCCGCTAATGCTTGGGCTGCAACGACTGGTCTAGCAACAGTTGGTGCGCTTAACATTAAAGCATCTTCGTCACGCACGCGTGACAAGTTCAAAGACATTGATGGTATCTGTAATGAACTTGCTGGAACTACTGGTCTTGCAGCACCTGCTGCGTTAAGG